ACTTTCGTGCCGCGTTCCATGATTGCCATTGTTGTGCCTACAGGATTTGCTTGTGAGCCTTCGCCCATTTTGTTATCTGCAATAGACGCAAAACGTCTACCTGCATCAACAACAAAACCTAGTAGTTGAAAAAGAGTTGCACTTGGTTCTTTATAAGGAATCAACATCAAGGATTCGCGGATCGCGCCTCCCGGTGCATCTACATCCCGGAATTCTCCGGGTTGGAGTGGTTGGTCATCGTCTCTAACTCGCAGCCCTCTAGCTTTAAAGCCCGCAGGGAGGTTGGACAACGTACCTGCATCGATAAGTTGTCTAAGAGCAGATGTTGCTGTTCTTGATAACCCCCCGAGCATGTGGATAAGACCAAAGCCATAAAAGCCAAGGCCGGGTAAAAACTTATAGTGAACAAAATATTGTATCTTTTTTCGGAGAGGATCATTTTCTTGGTAATTTCTATAAATAGATAATACCTTTCCAGACCCCTCGTCAACAGTAACAACATAAGGTAGCTTAATACCAGTTGGTTCTCCTGTTTGCGAGTTCTTATCTTCGAAACCGGGTATGTCCAAATCGCAATGAAACTCTAATAGTACTATGTCCTCAGAATTTTGTGTTTGTTTTATTCCATCAAGATCATCATACTTTTCTCCAGCTACATTTTTTTCTGTAGGTGACATATTAACTTCAATATCACGGTACATACCGCTTACTTGTTTCTTACGTAATTCATTACTCATTGTTTTAACAACATGTGTAACTCTTTCGCAAGATTCCATGTCCGTCGAAACATATGGCATCACCACATCTTCTGCTGGAACAAATTTTGAAACTGCTCTTCCCCTTACACCATCATAATAAACTTTTTTAAAGGCACTACCCGCTAGTGGTAAATGAAATAACATCTGATCAAGTTCTTGGTCGTATTCTTCCATTTCATAACTAATTTGATAGTTCATGAATTCTTTAACACGCTGTGATTGTTCTTCGATCGCTGGTGTTATTTCGCCCACTATTTGTGTACGGATAGGGCCTTCGGGAGGTAGTAACTCTTTATAAGCTTGCGCTTGAAACTGTGTAACCGTTTCTGCTAGTAATGGGTGTGTAACACCTGTCGCACCAGCAAATGGTTTTGTTCTATCTTCATATTTAAATCCAAGTAAGTCTAGACCATCTGTGTATGTTTTTAACCAATCTGCTCTTGCATCTTTATCGTATTCGTAATCACTGACTAAACTTCCAGATAAAGATTCTAATTCATCATCCGGTATAAGTTCTGCAAGGTTCGCGTTAAATGCTCCTTGCATTGAAGTATCTGGTAAAGGATTGACGATCGCTGAACCATCTTCCATCATCATCGCATCACCGTCCATTGTTGGTGTAGATATTTCTTGTGCTGAATCTGGAGCTATGTCTAGATCAATTAATTCGTTTTCTCTTTCAATAGCCATTATTAGTCCTCATCATAATCCATTAATGTAAGTTCTTCTTGAAGCATATCAAAGTATGGTTTAAATTCTAGTTCACCACCATCTAATTTATAGGCTTCCCAAATTTCTTTAAATCTAGTTAAAGGATGTAAACCGCCGTCATTCATACCAACTGCGCCTCCGTCTTTCATCATTGGTAGCATTGATAATAAATCAAACATTTTATCAAAACCTAAATCTAGATACAAAGCTGTTTGAAAAGGATGATCTCTCATTGCATTTAATGTAGCATTATCACTTTTTGAACCTAAAAGTTTTATTTTCCAGTCACCTCCACCTGCCATGCCAATTGGTGCTGTCATATTTTCTATATTAGCTATACCACCATGATTCATTTGTAAAGTTCCCTTTGTTTCTCTAAATATATCTGATCGTACTTCTTGTGCCAAATCATCATTTCCAGTAGATATCGCATAATCTAATAAAGAAATTAACTCTGCTATTCTATCTTGTCGTGCCATTATCTTACTCTTTCAAATCCTACGTCTCTTCTCAGCATTGGATCAGATTGTTGACCAGTCATTACACCTATTTTATCAAATAAACCAGCTAGACCTTTACTCATTAAAGGAGTTAATTCATCTTTCATAGTTTGATTTACTGAAGGCATTAAAGCCATTAGTTGACGAATTATCCTGTTAATATTTTCTTCTGATGTATTACCTTGTTGTTGTGCTATTTTAAAAGCTATTGATGTAATATCTGGTTCACGCATTGTTTGATTTTCATCGTCTCTCATAGATTCATTTAACATCTCCATACGATTTTCAAAACCACCGTGCGCATAACCGATTGGCCTTGTCATTTCATTTATGTCCATCATTCCTCCTTTGTTTTTTTCTGGAACTTGTTCTTCTTTTCCTAAACCCGATACCATTTCTTCAAGAAGTCCGGTTCCTATACCTGTAGCAATTCCGATTGGTGAAAAACTTTTTATTCCTTTTACTGTATTTTTAAATAAATTTAAAATTTTCTTTTTAGATACCTTACCATATATCTTTTTCATCATGTCAACAAAGTATTTTCTTTGCTTTGTTACGCTATTGGGAAATTTTTTAATTGCTGTTTTTTGTATCTTTGCGCCGTCCTTCCATATCTTTGCATTTTCTGGTGCGCCGACGGCTCCGGGTGTTGTACCACCCATTCCTACTTCTACTTTTCCTTTAGTAGTTAATCTTTTTGATGGTTTAGAACTTATTACATTTTTGTATTGTAGTTCCGGTTTCCCTGCTTCCCTAAGAAGTTTATTTAAAAAATTAGTTTTACTTCTTTGATCACTTAAACTAACTCCCAGTTTTTTTAACTTACGATTAAATTGAGTTTTAGTTAAACCAA